TTTCTTAAATCGCCCTAACCGTTCTACATGAGAACCCCCATTTCCAACATAAAGCTGGTTTTGTACTCTAGCCACGCCGTCTTGGTTAACTGGAACATCAGCCAGGGAGTTGAAGTGGGTAATTCCGCTTAATTTTGCTCTTTCTTGCGGTGTTAATAAGTCCATAGTAGTTCCTAGTTATGTATATTAAAAAATCTTAGTTTAAGTTCTGCAATTGTCCAAGCTCCAACTGAAGCAAAGATAAAAAGTACACCTGCGCCAAGTACATTCTCAGTTATTTTTGTGTAAAAGGCAGCTCTGGAATTATTACGTATAATTTCAGCTCTTACATAGTCAAGTAAAGGTTCTGCATCAGATATAAACTTATCCAAACGTTCTGCCTGCTTTCCTAAGTCATGAATTGCTATTTCATGCGGGCAATTATCTTCTTTCATAACATTCACCTTATGCTTGGTCTTTAACTGCAAATCCAAGCAGTCCATTAACTCCGCTTCCAAGAAGAAGTAATGTAGTTATATCCTTTCCAACATAAGCCATAAATAAGCCAAGAACAAAGATAATTAATCTTGCAGCTCCTCGTTGTGTACTTGGTTGGGCGAAGTCAATTCCAAATTTCATCTTATAAGTTCCTGTGGTATGTTATTTAAAAAGGTTATTACTGTGTGACAGTTGGAATCACGGGTATCTGCACGTTGTATAATTCTATCAACTCCTTCTGATAACTGCTGGGAGTCCAGCCAAGTTCCTTCTGCATGATTTGTTTCACTTTTGCTGGGATTACTAGCTTTAACTGCGGTGTTTCCACAACTGGCTTGATGACTGTTCCACAACCTACGAGCAGAAACAAGAGAACTGCGCTTATCAATAAGTAATTGGTTAATTTCAGCATCTTTACTCTCCAACTGTGCGTTGTTGCTTTCCTGTAACTGTAAGTTCTCCGTAGCTTTGGCCTCTGCCTTTGCAAGTACAATTTTTGCCTGAGTGTTTGCTGATTTAACATTGGCTTGAAGTTCCGCATATTGTTTATATTCATAAGTGTAAGCAAGACCGCCTGAGACAACTGCGGTTAGGAAAATACTTGCGGCCCATAGTTCAATAGTTATTGGCATTTGATCGCCCATGTTAATGGCTGGAATTTTGCTACTGACATTAGTAATTCAACTTTATAAAATCAACTAATCCCGTCATAATTACAGCATTTTCGGCGTCATTAGGGTGTAGGTTATCTGTTGATGCTGTACCCGTTAAAGATGGAGGTCGCATATCCAGTGCGTAGGCTGCAACATCGCCAGCTTGCAACGGGTCATACGAGTTAACAAGGTATTCGTGTGCATCAAAAAATTTACCTGGAAATGCCGCTGCCCAGCTTGCGTTGAAAAGCTTTACGGTATTATACATAACCACATTAACGTCATTAGTTTCTTGCGTTCCAGGAAGTCCAGTATAAGTTGAGGCATACATTGCAAGCACACCCATTACTAAATAATTAGTATGGCCTAGCGTATTTATTGCTGCCCTTAAGCTTACAGTTAAAGCATCAATCTGCGCTTGTGTTTGTATTCCGTCATTACGTCCGCCATTAAAAATCACTAATGATTTTGAGTGGTCATTGGCCGATAAGTTGGCAGCGAACCTGGTTAGGACTGATGTTTGAGGCGACCCACCAAAACCATCAGCAGCTAACTTTGTCCCGCCAACTACATTAGCTGACGTGCGGTTAAACTGCATCCCCAGCAGGCTAAATAATTTAAAGGAATTTCCAGCCCCCCAGATTGAATCTGAATAAACTTCTACACCTGAGAAAGTAAACCGCTTCTCACTGACACTTCCAAGCCCTGATTTCCCTTGGCCTGTGAAGGGTGATACACCACCCGTTTTGACGTATTTTGATGGAAGCAAGCTACTGCCGTCATCTGCTATTTGCTCCAACATATGCCCTGAGATTATCGTCTTGTCATTGGCTACCGAACTGCCAAAGCTGAGGATCATTAAAGTGCTTGCCCCGTTGTTTTTAAAGGGTCTGCTGAAGCGCTTATACCCATTTCCAACGTCTTCAACCGACCAACAATTACCAAGGGCATTGGATAAAAACCCGCCTAAATTTGATGATGAGCTAGGGGTATCCCAGTTGTAAGTTAGTGCCGTCGAATCACCACCATTAAACCCACACAAATCAGCATTAAGCGTGGCTCCCGTTACACCCGCTGGCACGAAGGCATAAAACGAATAAACCCAAAAGTTCGAATCAGCAGGAACGAACAGGAATGACCTACAATTACCCGTTCCTGCCGACGTTTTTGACCCGGTTTTTAATCCCGCAGGCGCATTAGGTAGTTGATAGTCGGGTGCGGCTATACCTGTGTTTGTGTTATTGGTGGGCAATAGCTCCGAGTTATGTGGATAAAGATTTTTTATGACTCTTGGTTTAATTGTCACTTGCGCTGAGCTAGACTCACTCCCCCACTGGCTCATACCACCACCTCTACAGTTACATTCCCATCAGTTGCAGTAATTCTAGCCGCACTTATCTTAGCAGTTAAATCGCTACGTGTTTTACTTGTAACTGTTCCAGCAGGCCATACTGTCCATATCGCCGTTCCAGCATCAATGTACTTCCTATGACTTAAAGTAGTTTCAACTGAACAAGAAGAACTTGGAACTACTTCAATGTTAGCTAAGCAATCTAAGTGTAATATTACTGGAGTTCCTGGCACAACTGTAACTCTATCGAAGGCTGGCATAAAAGTATCCTATGAGCTGTGAAAAGTAATTTGAGTAAGCTATATATATAAGGTATAATGTACCATAAATATTATTTGAGATCAATGACTTATGAACGCAGATTTAGAGCCAATAATCCATACAAATCAACCACTTACAGAAGGTAAAGTGGAGAAAAATCCATTTATACTTGCACTTGGGGAAATTGCAGTTGAAACTCGTCTACGAGAAGTTCTTGGGCTTAACCCAAAGACTTGGAACGATTTAAAAGATCAAGGTATTCTTCCAAGAACAGGCACTTACGGAGAATTTCTAACTAAAGTATTCAATCACTATCGAAGTAAAAACGAAGCTGCATTAGCTAAAGTAAATGCCAGGCAAGAGGAATTTGCAAGCAAACGTAGCAGCAGAAATAACGATACTGAAAGTGGGCTACCTCGCGTTGTTGAAGCTGAAAAGATACAGAAGATTCGTTTAGACGCGGCAAGGGAACGTCAAATACACTTACAGAACTTACAGGTTCGGAATGAGCTAATAAGTAAAGTAGAAGTGTTTGAAATAATCTCCCCTTTAATTGGGACAATTGTTAATGTCCTGCGAAGTGCAGCAGATGATGACCCAAAAGTACAACCTACAATTGATAAATGCTTTGCTAGCTTATACACAGTTGCGCAGATGTTACTTCGTCAAGCAGGAATTGATGGGGATAGTTATGTTGATGAAATGATGAACAAGCCAGTTGATATTGATGAATTGCTGGATAATGCAGACTTGGAAGTAAGCTGATGCGAAAGAATATTTCTATAACAGAATTTCAATACGAAGAATTATCTAAAGATAAAGTATTCAGACAATTTGTAAGTTTTGGTATTGTAGTTGGTATTGTACGTATTCCTGTTGTTAGTAATTCAGTAACAAATTTCTTACACTTCTGTATTGTGGAGTATCCTGATGCTAAAGCGTAAAATAACCAATATAAGCGAAAGGAAACTTGCAGGAGAACTTCTTAACTTGTTCATGCCACCAATTCGCATGAGTACAATTGAGTGGGCAAAAAAGTACCGTAATATAACTAATAAGGAAACAAGTTTTGGTATCGGCCAGTTCGACCCAAACTATACGCCATACATGGAATACGTGTATGAATGCCTTGATAATCCTTATATCCCAATTATTAACTCCCAAAAGTCTGCTAGAATAGCTTGGACAGAAACACTTAATAATTTCCGAGGTAAAAAAATACACACTAATCCTTGTAGTATGTTACTGGGTTTTGCAACTGGAACAGCCTGTAAAAACTTTGGGAAGATAAAGTGGAAGAACTTTTTAGACAATGTAACTGTATTACGTGGTATTGTTAATGTTGGAGTTGCTAAAAACAAACAAAGCTTCGCAGAGTATGAATTTCCTAATGGAAGTCTGCGTTTAGTTACTCTTGGAAGTATCTCAAGTCAAAAGAGTGATAACTTTCCTTATATTGAAATCGAAGAACCAGATGATGCTCCTAATGATGTTAGCAATCAAGGAGACACACTTGCTAATCTTAAACAAAGGCAAAAAACAGTACCATTAACTTTACGTAAACTTATATTCGGTGGTACTCCAACTAATAAGGATTTCTCTCGCGTAGAAGCAGCTATAAAAGTTTCAAACATGATGACATTCAAAGCTGAATGTCATGAATGTAAGGAACTTGTTGCAATGGACGGCCCTGCGTTTGATAACATTGTATATAGTGATTTCCAAGACCGTAAAATAGATGATCAGTATGGTAAGTCAGACCCTGAAACTGCAATGTTTCTTTGCCCTTGCTGTAAAGTACATTGGACATTTGAGCAGAAGAACTTAAACATAGTTGCAGGAAAGCAATTTGGATTTACAGACCATACAGGAAATTTTAGTAAAGGTTGGCATCCAAAGAAACCACATGTAACTGACGCTTTTGGATTCATATTTAGTGAACTACTTAGCCCATTTCCACAAAGTAATTTCATAGAATTAACCAAGTTAAAAATTCTAGCCGACTTGGATAAGGCAAAGGGTAAAGAAGGTTTAATGAAAAGCTACTTTAATAACAATCGTGGCGAACCGTATGCAAGTGGATTTTCTGCTATGGAAGTGGAAGATATGGTTAAACTCCGTAGCAATTATGAGCAAAACGTAGTTCCAATGGAAGGGCTTGTTCTTACAATGGGGATCGACGTGCAACATAATCGCTTCGCACTTGTCATTCTTGCTTGGGGTATTAATGGAAATGTTTGGCTTGTAACTTGGAAAGAAATATTTGGAAATGTACATAATAGTGAAGATGGTGTTTGGGAAGAACTTACTGGAATTTGCTGTACAGAAATTCCACATATTATGGGAAAAACACTTCCAATAAGTGCAGTTAGTATTGACTCAGGCGATGGCGGAACAGTTGAACTTGTATACCGTTGGGTTAATATGATGAATATGAAACCTGAGTTTAATGGAAGTGTACGAGCTACGAAAGGGGTGCGTGACCTTAAATTCAGTACAGATGATGTTTACAAAGAACCAGCGATTCCTGATCTTGTATCTTATAAACAAGTTCGTCGTTCACTTGCAGAACGTATGGGAGTTGCAGTTTTTATACTTGGAGCGCATAGGGCGCATGATGAAGTTCTCCGTAGATTGTCACTTAATGCTATTGAAAACTGTAGACATGATGTATTCTATTTCAACGAGCAAAGTTATGGGGATTTCGAAGAACAAATACTTAGTTGTAGAAAACTTGTAGACGTAACTGGTAATTCGCAAAAAGAATTTTACCAACTTGTAAGTGGTAAACGTAAAGAAGCTATGGACTGCTGTAAGAATGCCTTTCATGCAAACTATGCAAGTGGTATCCGTGAGTTTTCTGATGATAAGTGGAAAGCTATAGCAAAACACCTGACAGGAGAATAATTTGAGAACATTGATACCTTTTGTTAAACAATTTATACGTGCAAGTCTTGTGCCTTACTTTAATGAAAATGGAGAACTTGCAATAGGCTACGGACAAACCATTGGAGTAATAAGTGCAACTACTTGGACTCAAGAACAAGCCGATGAAGATTTAAAACAGCAATTAAGTAATACAAAAAGATTGTTATTAGCTAAGTTCCCAGGAGCTAACAGTCTTAATACGTACCAAACTAATGCGTTAGTTAGCTTATTATCTGACGTTGGAGTCACAAAACTTCGGTATTCTTCCTTAGCTGTTCATTTGGAAGAACGTAATTATCCAGCTGTTTGCAAAGCAATTATGCAGTTTAACTTAAACGGTCGGGTAGTTTCAGCTAAGAAAACCACAAGACGACACGCAGAACAAGTATTATTTAACAAAAGGAAATAACCATGACCTTAGAAGAAGCTCAAGCTGATCTTGTAACTATAAATGCAGCAATATCAGAGTATCTAACTGGAAAGCGCAGACGTACCCTTAAAGTTGGCGGAAAGGAATTTAATCGTGAACTTGGTTTTGCCGATATTAAGTACTCAGATTTAACTGCGGAACGTACACGTTTGGAAGGTATAATTTCCTCACTTTCTTCTACAACTATAACTCCAAGATTTCGTCAGAATACAACTTTTCCTCTTAATGTAACAAGCAAACCAGTTTAGGAAAACAAATGTCAACTATAGATGTTAATAAAAGCTCAGACCCAGCTTATGATGAAATGTACAGCCCGAATGTAGTTAGTATGCCTGCGTTTGATAGTGCAAGCACAGACTATTTACAGGCAAAACATGCAGCCTATACAGCAGATGCCGATATTTACGCCCTGGCAGAATTGCAGCTTATCCAAGCTCGCAGTCGGGATGTTGCAAGAAACAACAGTATTGCTTACGCAGCGGAAACTAAGTATGTAGTTAAGCTTGGGGCTGTTGAAGTTAATTGGAAAACTAAGGAAGGAGAGAAGCACGAATTAGCTCAGGAACTTTGGGATGAATTTGCGAAAAACCCTAATAAGGATAATAAAGGAGACTTGAATGTAACTCAAAGCTTATGGAATCATGATAGGTTCCAAAGTGGTGAAGCAATTTGTCGTATGATGCTTGTTGTAACTGGAAACAATAACCGTGTTAAATTAAAGTTGCAGAATATCGAAAGCGAGTACCTTGATATTACTTATATGGGACAAGCTAATGAAAATACAGTTGGGCTTCCCTTTGGTAGCACTCGTTATGGTATTACTTTTGCAGACGGTGTTCCTATTTACTATAATTTTCTTCCTGAACGTAGGTTCGGTATCCAGCAAGTTGGGTATGAAAATTTCAAGTATGTGCAAATTCCAGCAGAAGATATATTGCATATTTTTGAACGCCGTAGAAGTAATCAATGGCGAGGTATCCCGATTGTATCCCCAATGTTAGCTGAACTTTATCGTGTAACTGATCTAGCAAAATTCACCGTTGACAAGCAAATTGCTGCAAGCGCAATATCTTGGATTATTGAGCAAGCAAATGCAATGGATATTAACAGTATTGGTAGTGTTAAAACTGCTGGAACTATGTCAAGTAAAGATCCAATGCAGAAGCTTGTAATGACAACTAATGCCGGTAGCGTACAGTATACTAATCCAGGCGATAAATTCCATCTTGTGCAAAGTGCCGATATCGGCAATAACCTAATAGGATTACTTAAGCACGAACTACAAAAAATCTCTAGTGCCTTTGGCATTCCTTATTATATGCTATCTGGGGATACTTCTGGATTGGACTTCTCGTCTATACGAGGAATACTTATTGAATTTAGAGGATTCTTAGAGCACATACACCATGTAATTAATCTTCCAGAAGGTTTATATAAGGTAACAGCCAGATTTAAGGACATTGCAAGACATTCATTTGCGGTTGAAGATGCTATTGCTACGTACCAATTCCCTAGAAATTATGGAGTTGATGAATTGAAAGACGCACAAGCTGACTTATTGGAGCTTCAATTAGGGGCAACCACAATTGAACGTATCCAAGCTGAACGTGGTGTAACTATGGAAGAAGTTCTGTCTAGTAGAGCTAAGATGGAAACTAATGGGTTAGGAGATATATTACTAACTGCGGCCTCTGCAAGTCAGAGCACAAACGTAGAAGCAAATGCAAATTCAACAGGAAGTTAATTTCACTAACTTGTTGACTTTATTGTCAAAATTCTGTAATATACTTGTATATCGGGATAAACTGAATTAATAAATACGTAGGAAATTCAATGACTTACACACAGCAAATGCTTAACAACTTAGAAGGGGGAGAACTTTTAATTGCACTTCGGGCAAACAAGAAAGACCTTATCGCTTCTAAGAAAGCTGAGGTAAAATATTCCGACACTTTAAGTGCTAACGCGTTAGTTAAACCTGTTGTAACTGCGGAAGCAGTAAAGGCAGAACCAAACCCTTTAGCAGAACCTAATGACACTGTAGATGTAACTGTTGTCTGTAACGCTGCTTGGTGGTGTGATTCCCACATGGATGTATTAACAAATACATCTTATGACCGTAGTGTTGTAAAACGTGGAAACACTATTCCTCATATTGCTGACCATAATCAAGTTAGCACAGCCCATGTTGGGGATGTTAAAAGTGTTTACACAAAAGAAATTAAACTAACCGATCTTGGGTTAAAGTACAGTAGAAATTCCACAACTTGTTTAGTTATGGAAACTACGATACGAAAAGATTATAACGAAGATGTTTTTAAATTCTATAAGAATGGTAAAATTAATCAGCATTCAATAGGACTTCGGTATATTAATATTCAACTTTGCATTAACAGTGAAAGCGAATATGATAAAGAAGAACTTGCTCTTTGGAATAAGTATTATCCAGAGGTAATTAATAAAGAAATTATAGATGCTAAAGGGTACTTCTGGATAGTTGAAGAAGTAGACGTTATGGAAAACAGTTGCGTGTTGTTTGGCGCAAATTCCTTAACACCAACCTTAGCAATTAAAACTGAACTTCCAGTACAAGAAGTAGTAAAAACTCCACAACAACTTTCCTTAACCAAAACAATAGGTAAAACTATGGACTTACAAGAAGCTCTGAGTAAACTTGTTGAGGCACAATCTCAACTGGAATCCTTAAAAGCATCTGCGAATCTTGATACAACTAAAGCGGTCTACATGGAACGCGAACGTGTTAGTAAGATTTTGGATGCAAAATCAACTTTCGGTGCAAGTGATGCAACCGTAGCAACTGCAATTTCAAAAGGCTGGGCCTTAGATGTTGTAACAGAAATGTTCACCGAAGTTAAAGCCCAAAAAGATGCTTTGCTTGTAGTTGATACAAGTGGAAGTTCTTTGGGTAGCCAGGACGCAGCTGCAATTGAAGCGTTGAAACAAAAGAATGCTGATAAGACTTTATCTTTTGAAGAAGAAGTTTTAAAGGGTTTGGAAGAAGTAGGTAAAGCTCCTGCAATGTTTAAAGGAATTGGCTAATGGCTATTAATGGTGGATTTTATCCCTACGATCGAAGAGTAAGCAAGAAGTTATTCTTTCGCGCTGACAGTACAGCAACTGGTACAGTTACAGTATTATCTGGGCAAGTGTTAAAAGCATTGTCTTTTGTAGAAACAAATGCAGATGGTAAAGCTATCGCGCATTCTGGTATTACTGAAAGTGCTATTGTTACTTTTGCAACTATTACAGCTGGACAGACTTTAATTCTTGCAGGTTTAACCTTTACAGCTGGTTCAGGTTCTGTAACTGCTGCTGAATTAGTTACAATCTGGAAAGACCTTCCTGCTGGCATTACTGCTGCAAATGCAAATTTATTGCTTCTTGCTCGTAGTATTAGTGCAACTGTGAAAGGTACATTTACTGCTGGAACATTAGCACAATATGGCACAGCAGTAATGGATGCAACAGATTCTGTTGTATTCTCTGGCTTCCAAGCTTTTGCTGCCTTAACAGATGTGGCCGATACTGGTACTGCTACTAATCCAGTTGTTACCTTAAAAGCTAATCCTTCGGCTATTGCTCCGATTGCAGGTATCCTACTGTATGACGTTAATGCGAGTGTAGGTGATGTTCAAGCAGAAGTTTACAAAGAAGGTTCTTTCTGGGCAGATTCCTTAAATTGGGCAACTGACTCAACTGCAACTACTGGAGAACAAATGGCAAAAGCTGATGGCACAACTGTTGCTTTTACTGCTTATAACACTGGACTTTCTGGTTCAACAGAAGCAACTCAATTACTTCGCAAGAAGTTTGTCGAAGGAACTGAATTTGAGCCATTAGGCTTTTTAACTTTAGGAGAAATAGCTAATGACTAATGAATTTTTAGGCCCTTATGCGGTTAGCAAAATTTTGGAAGGTGTTATTGAAGCACTTCCTAAGATTCGCGGTACTTTATTGCAAGATACAGTTACTTCGGGTTTTGTTACTCGTGAAACAAACAGTGTGAATTTTGACCAAGAATTTGCAGTTAAGAATACAACTGCAATGTTCGTGCATCCCAAAGCTGACGTTACACCAATTCAACTTGGTGATTTTAGCACAAAAGAATTGTATTTTGCCTATACTAAAGAAGGTTGGGTAGATGATGAATTTGATGTGCTTAATCAGCGTCAAATGGGCCAGCAATTCGGTCAGGTAAACATTCAGGCTAATCAAACTGAACGTTTAATCGAAAAGACTGTAATTGCAGAACAACGCTTTCAGAACTTGTTTGAAGCTACTTATGCAAGTTTGGCAATGTATGGCGGTTACGAAGCTTTCAGCCAAAAGCATCCAAAAGTTCGCTATGACTTTGGCCGTAATGTTACAACAACTTATGCCGACTTAACTGCAAATGGTTCTTTGGTTTCGTCTGTGAACTTAACAACCAATGCTGTTACTGCTCCTTGGGATTCAAGCATTACTGTACTTCCAGTACTTCCAACTTCTGGGGCTTTTACTGCTGGTGATCGTGCTTGGACTAAAGCAAACGTAACTGCTGGAAAAGCAACTCCTGTAGCCGACTTTGTTAAAATGTATGAAACTGGTACTCGTTGGGGTGGTTCACCGCAATATTACATCATGCAAGCAGATGCTTATGATGTATTAGCGTTTGACCAACTTACTAATTACAAAGAAGGCTCTTACACTATGATGAATACCGTAGTGTCAACTGAGCTGGACTTGCAACCAAGACCAAAGAATGTCGATGGTTTAACATTAAAGCGTTATTGGAAGTTTGATAATGGTATTGTTGTGCCTATTTACACTTATGACGCAAAATACAACTTGCGGGATACTGGTGCAGAAGCGGCATTCATTCCACAAGGTTGGGTAATTGGTGTTCCTAGTGATTCTTTCGGTTTGAAAGTGTATGGCCGTATTAAGCATCCAAGAGCAAATTGGGCTGCAATGCCTCGTTTTATCAACCGTTGGATGACTGAAAAAGATGCTGTTAATGAGTATGAAGTTCATAGTAACTTCATTATTGGGCACAAACGTATTAATAGTTTGACCGCCTGGAAAGTCGTGTAACTTCTACTTACACGAAATAAATAATCCCGCTGTAATGGCGGGATTTTCTAATTTAAACTTATTGGCAATTGTATGAGTAACAGTAATTTTAAATTAGAACTAGAAGGAATGGATTTACTTAAGAGCTGGGCTAAGCAAGATAAAGCATCTGCAAGTAAAGCAATACCTGACATTACATCTGCAATTATGCTTTTTCACCATGTGTTAGAAGACCGTGTGAACAAAGTATTTACTGATAAGAATATGCTAGGTTCTGTTATGATAGGAAAGAATGTTGCTAATTCTAAAGTAGGAGATACCTTAATGCGGTTTAGCTTGCAGTACCGGGATAAGGCAGAACCTTTAAGTAACTTTAAACATATAGAACAAGGTAGCGATGCAATATCAACTGCACCACTACGTATACCGACAAGTAATAAACTAGCTTTTGTTAAGTGGACTGTTGGGCAATGGAGCAAACAGATAGCTATAAATGTTCAAAGCGGTAAGCTACGTTTTGGGTTAAAAAATAAACAACTTGCTTACCTAAATAAAAATAATCTCCGAGCAAGAGCAGGAGAAGCAACTTGGGAAGAATACCCAACTAAAGGAAGCGAAGGTAAACGTGCAAAAACAATTGCGCTTTGGGGGCCAAGTCTTTCTGCCCAAGCTAAAGGTGTTTTTGACCATGATGCAACTGTAAAACGTGCTGCTGATAAAATGTCTGCTTCAATAATTAATGCCTTGGTTAAATACTACTAATGAATATTGG